AGACAAAGCACTTTAAAAGCACCGGCATCTAAAAAAAATAAAGTTATTAATAATGCGAAGCAAAAAAGACCCAAAAGTAGGAACAGGAAAAAAACCTAAAGGCTCTGGTCGTAGGTTATATACTGACGAAAATCCTAAAGATACAGTTAGTATTAAGTTTGCTACACCTGCAGATGCTAGAGCAACTGTAGCTAAAGTTAAAAGAATTAAAAAACCATTTGCTCGTAAAATTCAAATACTTACAGTAGGAGAACAAAGGTCAAAGGTTATGGGTAAAAAACAAGTGGCAAATATATTTAAAAAAGGTAAAGAAGCAATAAGAAAATTACATGGTAAAAAATAATGAGTAGAGCACAAAAAATTAACAAAGTAATTAAAGGTTTAAAAAAAGCTAGTAAAACACATGCAGGTCAAGCTAAAACTTTAGAGTCCATAGAATTTAAAAAAGGTGGTAAAACTAAAAGTAGAGTTAATGAAGCTGGTAATTATACTAAACCCGGATTGCGTAAAAGAATATTTAACAGAATAAAAGCAGGTGGCAAAGGTGGTAAGCCCGGTCAATGGTCTGCTCGTAAAGCACAAATGATGGCTAAAGCTTATAAAAAAGCTGGTGGAGGATATAAATAAATGCCTTATCTTATAAGTAATATACCTTACTTTAAATGCTGGGTAAGAAAAGAATTTACAGCAAATCACGAAAAATATCATGGAGAATATTTACATGCTATAGCTATGGCAGTAAATACAATACCTGATAGGTCGTTATCATTTCAAGTTGTATTTACAGGTTGTGATGATGATGAAGATGTACATGGTGGAGCTATGTGGGCTCGTATGCCAATACAGGCTTTAGTAGCAGATATACCTGCTGAAGAATGGGGAGAACCAATGGAAGACCATTTAGCACAACCTTGGGATTGTGAAGCAAGAAATCATTCTGTTGTAGTAATTGACAGGGTAAGCTCTAGTCCTTGGATAGCAAAAATTGATAATGGTTTTTATCGTGCTAAATATATGTTTACTGTAGATTACACAGGTAACTCAATAGCAGATTGTCCTGCACAACATAAACAATCTCATGTTTTATATATAACTGAAGATTGTAAATGGAAAGGTAATTTTGTAGCACTACCTAATAATAGAGTAAGAGCCACTAGCCCTGCATTATGGATAACGGGAGAAGGACCACCAGATTTTGCACCATCACAATATTTACATTCAGCAGAAGCACATGAAAGTTATCTAAGTCCTGAAATAACATTTAATAATTTATATAGTGAAGGTTTTGAAGAGGAAGATTAATGCCATTAAAAAAATCACAAAGGTCTTTAAAAGATTGGGGTAAACAAAAATGGCGTACTTCTGATGGAAAACCTAGTAAAGGAAAAAAAAGATACTTACCTGACAAAGCATGGAAAGCTTTAAGTAAATCTGAAAAAGCAGCTACTAATAAAGCTAAAGCAAAAGGAAATAGAAAAGGTAAACAGTTTGTAAAACAACCTAAAAAAATAGCAAAGAAAACAGCAAGGTATAGATAATGGCAACAAGCGGAACAACTACATTTAACTTAGATTTAAGTGATATTATTGAGGAAGCATATGAGTTATGTGGACTTGAATTGCGTTCAGGCTATGAGTATAAAACAGCTAGAAGAGCTTTAGATTTATTATTTCTTGAATGGCAGAATAGAGGTTTAAATTTATTTAGTGTAGAAGAAGGCACACAAACATTAACAGAAGGCACATCAGACTATACATTAGATAGTAATGTACTAGATATAATAGAAGCTTTTATAAGAACAGATGCTAGTGATGTAAATAAACAAGTTGACCAAACACTTAGAAGAATATCTGTAAGTGAATATGCACACATATCTAATAAGCTAAACAAAGGTAAACCAAGTTTATTTTATTTTGATAGAAACATAAGCACACCAGCAATTAAATTATGGTCATCTCCAGATGGTAATGAAACATATACATTAGTATATTTTTATGTAAAAAAAATAGAAGATACAGGTAATGTTGCAACTAACAATACTGCTGTACCTACAAGATATTTACCATGTATGACTTATGGTTTGGCATATAATATTGCTTGTAAAAACAATGATGCTTTACAAAAAGTACCAATGATAAAACAAAAGTATGAAGAATTATGGAATGATGTTAGTGATGCAGATAGAGAAAGAGCATCAGTAAGATTTGTTCCTTTTAATAATCACATTTAGTTATGGCATACGCAGCAGGAAAAAAAGCTTTAGGTATTTGTGATAGATGTGGATTTACTTATAAGTTAAATGAACTTAGATATGAAACAGAAAACAAAGTAAGAAATGGTTTAAGAGTTTGTCATACTTGTTATGACCCAGACCAACCACAACTAGATGTAAACCTTATATCAACTATAGACCCGCAAACTTTATATGATGCAAGAGTTGATACTGGTGAAGCAGATTCAAGAGAGTTATTTGGTTTTGACCCTGTAACTGGAACTGGATTAATAATGCGTGGTGCAATAGGTAAAGTAACAATAACAACAGGATAATAATATGGCTCACTATACAAAAGACTTAAATGCAATAATTAAAGGTTTAAAAAAAGCTAGTAAATTACATGCTGCACAAGCTAAAAAACTTGAAAAAATTAATAAAGACCAAAAAAGATTAAGTATAGTAAAAGCACCTAAAAGAAAAAAAACTGTTAAAAAAAATACTAAGAGAAAATAATAATGACATTTTCAGAGTTAAAAAGTTTAATACAAGATTATTTACAAAATACAGAAACAAGTTTTGTTTCTAATATAAATAATGTAATTAAACAAGCAGAAGAAAGAATATTAAAAACAGTAAGATTACCTAATTTTAGAAAAAATGTTTCTGGTAATTTAAGTTCTGGTAGTGAATACTTAGCTACTCCTACAGATTTTTTAGATAATTTTTCTTTATCTATTACAAACTCTAGTGAACAATCTTTTTTATTATTTAAAGATGTAAACTTTATTAGAGAAGCTTATCCAAATGCTTCAACAACAGGTATTCCAAAACATTATGCTTTGTTTGATGATACAACTTTTATAGTAGGACCAACACCTAACGCAGCTTTTACAGTAGAGTTACATTACTTTTATAGACCAGCATCTATAACAGCAGGTGCAGATAGCGGTACAACATGGTTGTCTACAAATGCTAGAAATGCTTTGCTATATGCTTGTTTAATAGAGGGATATATGTATATGAAAGGAGATATGGATTTAATGAATCAATATGAAAAAAGATACATGGAATCTATATCCAGATTAAAAACTTTAGGTGAAGGAGATAATACTGTAGATACTTATAGAGATGATGTTGTGAGGGTAAAAAGAACATAATGTTTAGTGTAGATGTAAAAACAACTATAGGTGATATAGCAGTTAAAACTACTAACAATAAAGGTTTAAGTCCTGAATATTGGACTGAAAGAATAATAGATAGACTTATTAGTATTAGTAATAATGCAGACCCTATGGTTAAAGCACAGGCAGAAGCATTTAAAGATAATATGACACAAGTTGTTTTATTATATATGAAACAAGCTATAGCTAGTGATAGAGCTACTGTAGCAGGGTTATTACAAAAACAAGGTCATAAAGATATGGCTGATATTATAAGGAGACTTTAATGGCAATTTCACAAGCTATGTGTACCTCATTTAAAAAAGAATTATTAGAGGGTGTACACAATTTTAAAAATAGTGGTGGTAGTACTTTTCAACTAGCACTATACACAAGCTCTGCATCTTTAGGTGCAAGTACAACTGCATATACAACTTCTAATGAAGTTAGCGGAACAGGTTATACAGCTAAAGGTGGCTCTTTAACTAGAGTTGACCCATCAACTTCAGGCACTACTGCATTAACTGACTTTGCAGATTTAACATTTAGTACTGCAACCATAACTGCTAATGGAGCTTTAATATTTAATGATAGTGCTTCAGGCGACCCAGCAGTTGCTGTTTTAGCTTTTGGTGGAGATAAAACCTCAACAGCAGGTGATTTTACAATTCAATTTCCAACAGCAGATG